CACAGCATCATTCTATGTACAAGGCGGTCCAGCCGTCGTGTCAGTAGATGGAGCTGACGAAGCCGACACCAGAATCTCTGGTAAAGTTGGTGGCTCTGTAGCTGCTACCGAAAAGGTAGACGTCTACGGTGAGGTAGCAGTACTTACTGCTGACTCAGACACTGATGATGACAACGCTTGGGCAACCAAGGTCGGTCTCAAGTATACATTCTGATGAAGATTAATGAACTGTGGGTAGGACTCTTCGGACTCCTATCCATTTTCATTTTTATTGAAGGTCTACATATGAAAGAACATCAGCACTGTAGATCTTGTACATCCTGCAACACCACTCAAGATTACTAATGTATTCACTATTTGACTATATGTTAACACCTCCGGTACGGACAGTTGTTGTTGTCTCGGAAGACCAACTAAACGATCTCCGTGTCAGGCAGTACAATGAAGAAATCCAAACCCTTGAGAACCAGCAAAAAGAGCTTGAAGCTGCCTACGATCGCCGTAAATCAAGCTTATCGGATTCTCTGGCCCACCTTAAATCCCAGGTTAAACAACTGACACCTGCTAAAACAACTAAGAAGATAACTAGTAATGGAAAAAGCTAACGTCAATTGGTTAGGGTATGCACCTCAAAAGGTTGATATCAAAGACCCAACCGAAGGTGAGAAGATTGCCAAGGCGGTTGATGACTACATGAACAATGAGACAGAGGAACTTATTCTCCCTGAAGAGGATAGAGAACCCCAGTCTTTAGAGGAAGCTCTCTTAGGAGAGTGATTGGAACGGAGGCACCTCAGAGTCGGACCTCCTTTTCTTTGGCATGAAGCCCGTACGCGGATACCTTCTTGCCGTCTAGACGGTGGGATAGACCACAACAAATGATCAAACAATTCTGTACAGAGAAAGAAATACTTTTTAAAAACTTTTAATTACAAATGACTAACGCTTTAACTACCGCGTTAGGTAGGATTAACAGTACCGCGTCAACTCCGTTGGCTCTGAGTACTGCTTATGATACCAAGTATGGAACCTACCTAAAGCTATTTAGTGGAGAGCTGTTCAAAGGATTCCAAACTAATACAATCGCTCGTGATCTAGTCACCAAGCGTACACTTAAGAATGGAAAATCTTTACAGTTCATCTACACAGGTCGCATGTCAGCGGCTTATCATGTCCCAGGAACTCCAATCCTAGGTAATGAGAACGCTCTGCCAGTAGCTGAGAAGACTATCCAAATGGATGATCTCCTTATCAGTTCGGCATTCGTGTATGACCTAGATGAGACACTTGCGCATTATGAGCTTCGTGGAGAGATTTCTAAGAAGATCGGTTTCGCTCTCGCTGAGAAGTATGACCGTCTAATCTTCCGTGCAATCACCCGTGGTGCCCGTGCTGCTAGCCCTATATCTGCTACAAATAAACTAGAACCAGGCGGAACACAGATCCGTATAGGAGCCAATGCTGATGCTAATGATGCATTAGTTGGTTCTAGTATCGTGTCTGCATTCTATGATGCCGCAGCTGCACTCGATGAAAAGGGTGTAAGTTCTGAAGGACGTGTTGGTGTTCTTTCACCAAGACAATACTATGCATTGATTAACGATGTAAGTTCTGGTGCTATCGCTAACGGACTTGTAAACCGTGACGTACAAGGTTCAGCCTTGCAGTCTGGTACAGGAGTTCTTGAGATTGCTGGAATCAAACTGTACAAGTCAATGAACATTCCGTTCTTCAGTAAGTACGGTACTAAGTACAAGCCTTCCTCAGGTAATGACGATACAGTTGATACTAACGTAACCGATCCTGGTAACACAGGTTCCTTCGTAAGTGCTGCTGTTGAAGACGCTGCAGCTGACGTGGCTGGTATCAATAATGAGTACGGTGAAGAAACAGAATTCGCAAACTCTTGCGGACTTATCTTCCAGCGTGAAGCTGCTGGTGTTGTTGAAGCTATCGGACCTCAAGTTCAAGTAACAAGTGGTGACGTATCAGTAATCTACCAAGGCGATGTGATCCTCGGACGCATGGCTATGGGTGCTGACTACCTCAACCCTGCTGCTTGTGTTGAGCTATTCGCTGGTACAGCAACTAAGCCTTCTGCTTTCTAAGTTTATATTTATTCACTCACATGGGGGTACTTCGGTATCCCCTTTTTTTTATGGCAACAATCTCTTACGGCACGTCCACCGAACTGGATGCAGTCAACTCAATACTTATGAGTGTTGGAGAATCACCTGTTAATACACTAACTGTCCAAAGCCCCGAAGTGGCTATTGCTCAGAAAACTCTTCAGCAAGTATGCCGGGAGGTTCAAGCCGAAGGGTGGGTGTTTAATACAGAGCATGAGTATCCAATCGAATTAGATTCAAGCAACCACTGTGTAGTACCACAGAATGTACTAGAGATAGATCTCAGTCATGCTAGACATGGGGATCATTTCCATGTAACACGACGTACAGTTGGTGGTATTACAAAACTTTACGATAATATAGAGCACCAATATAATTTTGAGAATGTAAATGAAAGTAAACTTTACTGTGATATTATATGGATGCTAGAATTTGAAGATCTACCACAGGTGTTCAAAGATTACATCACCGTCAGAGCTTCGAGGATCTCCTCTAACCGCATGGTAAGTGACCCTAATGCAGCTGAACTCATTGGCACCGATGAGCAGCTTGCAAGGGCATTAGCCGTGGAGTACGACACCCGAGTAGCTGACCATAATATCTTCAGTAACCAAGAGTATAGAACAAACCCCGCTAGTGTCTACAGACCTTATCAAGTTATTAACAGGTAGCGATGGCAGCAATTAACCAACGAATTCCAAACTTTTTAGGAGGCGTATCACAACAGCCAGATACAATTAAATTCCCAGGTCAGCTTAGTGTATGTGATAATGCATACCCAGATGTGACCTTTGGCTTAACTAAAAGACCTCCTGGTGAGTTCGTGGCTAAGCTAAGTGGTGTTCTGACTGGGACAACTTACTGGTATGAATCAGTAAGAGATGGTGATGAAAAATTTTTAATGCAGATAAAAGTTGGTGGTGGTGCAAGTGGAATTAAAGTTTGGACACTTACAGATATACAAAGCTCAGCAACTTTTTATGAAAACGTTAGTGGTTATAGTGCAGGAGACTTGATACCAGCTGGGACAGCAATGACTGTCACAGTAAACGACAGTGGCTATCTAACCCAGACTGACACAAGTTTACCTACTGGTGCTTTCTCTATACAAACCATACAAGACACTACTATTATTGCAAACCCTAATAAAAAGGTAGAGTCTACAGGTACTATCGCTAATCTAGGGACTAACTTAACTGGTGATTACTGTTTTGCTAGGCTAGATACACTTGCTTATAACACTGAGTATGTCCTTTATAAAGGAGAAGCTCCCAGTCCTGGTACTAAATTTAGAGTAACTTCTGTACAAGCACGTCATAATAGTAAGTCTTCATTTGATGAACCTGATGGAACTTCTGACTCTACTATTTTAAGTAACTCAGGATCAGGACACGAACATGGTAGATACAATGGTATGCGTGGCTTTGGTGATAATGAACAGAGTGATACTACGCAGGGTGATCAAAGAGCTGTAGGTCATGTGACTGTTAACAGTAACGCTTGGATACATAAGCAAGTACCAATGTATCAGAGCAATGACTCAAGTGGTATAGCAGCTACAGGTAATGGTCAAGATTATCGTGGGACTGTACCTTATTATAAAAGTACTTATATAGGAACAGCTACGTTAAAAGAAGGTGGTCGTTATAGCTCTGATCCTTATGATACAGATTTAGTTGTAGAAGGTAATAGTGGTACAACTTTAGCAATAGGTAGTGATAATGCTACTAAAAACTGGGAAGTTAGATGCACAGGTTCACAAGCATTTGATACCTATGAAGGTGTATCTAATGTAGCTTACTACAGAACCGCTAAGAATCCTGATTCAGGTACCCTTAGTATCAGTGCTATCCTGAGAGGTCTTAGAGATTCAATTGTTAATGACAACAAACTAGGCTCAGGAATGGGCTGTCTAATTATTGGTAATGGTTTATTTATTTATGGCACTGGAGCTGATGAAGTTAACTTCCTTGGTGGTACTATAAATGAAGGTATGAATGTATTTGCTAAGAGTGTATCCGATGTGAGTAAGCTACCTAGTAGCTGTTACGCTGGGTATACTGTTAAAGTAGATAACTCTGAAAACACAGATGCTGATAATTACTTCTTAAAGTTCGTTGCTGATGCTGGTACGCAAGGCTCAGGTACTTGGGAAGAATGTGCTAGACCTGAAAACTGGGGTTCATCTGGGCAAGTCAGGGGATTCACTCGAAGTACCATGCCTCATTATTTAAAGAATAATAGAGATGGGACATTCACGTTTGACCAGCTACCTGATGTCAGTGGAGAAGCTAATAACCCAGACATACGTCTTGAATGGAAAATAAGAGATGTAGGTTCTATAGAAACAAACCCATTACCAAGTTTTGTAACAACAGATAATAATAATCCTAAGTCTATCCAGAATATATTTTTCCATAGAAACCGTTTAGGTTTTATATCAGGTGAGAATGTAGTTCTAAGTAGACCACATGATTACTTCAATTTCTTTTCTGTCTCAGCTATCACCACTAGCGATGACAACCCTATTGATGTAACTGTATCAGATACTAAACCAGCTTTTATACGTCATACACTACCTATACAAAAAGGTGTGATGATGCTGAGTGATAATGGGCAGTTCTTGCTATTCACTGAGTCAGATATCTTTAGTCCTAAAACAGCACGTCTTAAAAAAATAGCTAGTTATGAATGTGATGCCACATTAAAGCCAGTTGATATGGGTACAACAGTTATGTGGGTATCCACGATTGGTGCTTATACTCGTACGTTTGAAGCTGTTATATTAGACGATGAATCTCCACCTAGAGTTATAGAACAAACCAGAGTGGTACCAGAATATCTACCAAATGACATAACTTTTGCAGCTAACTCAAGTGCTTTAGGTATGGTTACCTATGGTAAAAAGGGTACTTCAAGTCTTTATCATTATAAGTATTTTGATAGCGGAGAAAAGCGAGATCAATCAGCTTGGTTTAGCTGGACTCTTAAAGGTGAATTACATCATTCTTTATATACATCTGGTAATTTATATTGCGTCACTGAAGAAGCTAGTGAATTTATACTCACTAGATATGAATTTGTAACTAACTCTGATGCTAATAATTCCTACACGTTAGGTACTGGTACTGTTGGATCTTCTACTGCTACATCCAGATGGTTTGAAGCATGTTTAGATTTCATGGAAGTCAAGTCTAGTTTCAGTGCTCCTGTTAGTGGCTTAACTTCGATAACTTTATCTCACACCCCTTCAAGCTTTACTGATATATACCTCGTAGTACTATCTGGTACAGAAGCGGGTACTGTAGTACAAGCTGATAGCACCTCGAGTGGTACTACTGCTAAGTTTAAAATTGATTTAAGTAGTGGTACACATAAAGCTGCTGTAGGGTATAGGTATGAAACTTTAATAGAACTACCTACATTCTACCCTAGTGTAGGAGAAGCCCGTGATGTAGATGGTGACCTAAGAATTTCTGGAATAAATTTTGAAATGGGTGTTTCTGGACCTATGGAATTTGAGCTATCATCTAAGTACGGTGATATAGATACATACACACAGTATGAATCTGGTATGTTGGTTGGTACTGGACAATTCAGTGAACCACCTGCTGTACTTAATAAGTCAGTAAGAGTACCTATCCAGAGAAAGAATGAGAAATATAAACTACAGATTAAAATACCTGACCCTTTCTCCACCGCCTTAATCTCAGCTAGCTGGGATGGTAGGTATAACACTAAACGACATGTACGTAGGTAATTACATTAAGCCCCTCACTCCTGAGTTAGCTCTGAGTGTGGGGCAAAACCTTCGTTGGGAAGACCGACGAGAGGTAGAAGAGACAACTGGATTCTGCGCGGAAGCGATTTGTGTCCAGTCATATTATAATTCCGCATATGGAAGTTCAGTTTATTTTGAGGTTCCCAACGGCAAGGCTGCCGGAGTGGCAGGTGTAACTCCACAAAATATTATATGGATGCTTTGTACTGAGGCCAGCACAGAGTATCCACACACCTTTGTAAGGGAAGCACGACGCTGGGTAGATAGTCTACCTAATCCTTATGTATATAACCATGCAGATATGCGGAATGAAAGTCATATTAAATTACTAAAGTTATTGAAGTTTAAATTTATCAACTACCATGTAACTAATGGTGTCCCTCTCATTGAATTTATAAAATTATGTGTGAGCCAACCCTAATACTGTCAGCTGTGGCAGGCGGGGCTCAAGCGATAACTGGTATTCAACAACAGAATGCACAGTATCGTGCCCAAGTTGCTGAAGTCAATCGTTCTAATGCGATGGCTAAGCAAAAATACTTAAATGATATTCAAATATCTGCTTACAATGATCAACGTAAGTTAAATGTATTTGAAGCTCAACTTGCAGCAGATTCTGCTTCCCAAGCTAACTTCTACAAACAACAAGATATTAACGCTATTGAAGCGTCAAGAGCAGTCAATGCTGCTGATCAAGAATTACAAGAAAAAATAACAGAAGCTATGTTTGAAAGTCAAGCAAACTTAGCATCATCTATAC